AACCAGCAAATACCGATATTAAGACTTATGATGTCGGAAATTTGAATCTTTCCACTATTGGTACTTATACTAGTGGCGTATGTGGCAAGTTGTTTGTGAGCTACTCATGTCTACTTCATAGTCCAATTTTGGTGCAAAACCCATCCGGCGGAGTTTTGCACTTTAGTTCCTTAACGTCTACCAGTGCCAATAATTTTGCTGGTATGACTTTACAGGTTGGTGGAACGCCAGCGCTGGCTGGGATTACTGTGTCAGGTAACACAATCACCTGGCCTTCAGGAATCCCGGGCAATTATTTGGTTACATTCACTGGGCAGGCCGCAACATCCTGGGCGGCTCTGTCGGTGAATGGCCAAACTGGTGGTGTCTCCGGTTTTGACGTTTTTGGCTCGGCGAATGCTAAGGACGCAACGTACAATGTCAATTCATTGGGTGGCACCACTACAAATGGTACTATGTTCCAGTCGGCGTATACAGTTACGTCAGCTGGAGGCACGGCTGTTTATAATGCTGGCACAATCACGACTAGTGGCACTACAGCTGCTGATTTGTGGATTGTGTTGTTGCCAGCATCCGTGCTTACTACCGTACTCCCATTGTCTGATGTTCGTGTAGCGCGTTTAGAAGAACGTGTCTCGCGATTAATGGGCTTGCTATCACCAATTGATGAAAGCAAGGAGTCAGAGTGTGATATTGAATGTCACACACAAACGCCTAACTGTCGAACTGTGCCGCTTAGCAGTTCAATGTTGGGAGTGCTTACTGACTATGTCAGCAAGAAATCCATGGTTAAATAAACCTGGGTTGACACCGATGGGAGTTGAGATCCTGCGGTGATTATTCTCCTTCATAATTACTCAACTCACACCAGGATGGCATTACTGGTGTAGAGAGATTTATTTGCTCATTTTGCTGTACGACAGCAGCATATGCAGTATTTGGGAGCAGACTTCCCAATTTTGTGTCGCTTCGTGTGCGCAACATACGATGTATACTCTGAGAAACTCGCTTTGCCGGAGCGAGTACAGCTCAGGCTAGGTTGCACGTCAGGGAGTGCAACTGAAGCTAGCCACAAACCAACAATGTTTTGTTATAGAGTAACCAGTAAGGCGGGTGAGAGTCCAAGCGCTGGAGAAATAGAAGTTCGTTGTAAGGTGTGGCTAGAAGCGTCGCCGTGTTCGCTGGGATCGATCCAGTAAAAGACGCT